TCCGGGCGCGATGACTATCTCGTCGATGGTCGGCACCATGGTCGGTTCCATGGCCGCCGGGATGCTGAACCGCACTTCGGCGACTGACAGGTATAGCTTCGCCGTGTTGCCCGTATGGTCCGAGTGCTCCTCCGCCGCGATCTCTATCGACCCCGCGAAGTCGTCATGCTCCCATCGGCTGGGGATTGCCGGGATAATCCGACTGAATAGACTGTCTGCGGCTTCCTCTCCTTCGGCCCAACATCGCACCAAAATCGGCAAAACTCGTTTGCCGCGCACATAGCGCTGTTTCCAAGTCTTGGCTGTCTCGTCGTAAAACCTGACCGTCCGCGCCTCCGACTCGTCAAAGGTCCCCGGATTAGTGATGAGAGACACCAGCGGCCACTTTCTGGCCATAACCGCCTGCGCCTCATCCTTTGCGGAGCGCACAACAGTAGCCTCCGGCACACGGAATGCAACCACCGCCGCAAGCAAATCCTTGGCTGCTTTAATCACGACTCGCCTCCTGCCATGCCCAGCCATTCAAGCACCTTGGGGTCGGTGAGAATCCTTCGGTCAAAATCCTGTGGCACGCCCATGTACGGCCGCGCCGGAATAAGCGCCTTCTGGCCTCGTCCCGCCTGACCGCCCTGCTGATGTATTCGGGCGTAGACCACATTCGATCCGTAAATCACCGATCCGTCCGGAAAGGCCTCCCATATTAAAGAGTCCTTAAGGTGGCCTCCTGCGTTCAAGATAGGTCGACTATTCCCGTCTCTCCGGGGCCGCTTTAACGGCTCCCATTTTGTCTCGGTGACGGGATCTTGTTCATTCGTGAAGGCCGCCTTGCTGATAAAATCCAGCTCCCCACCTGCAAAATCGGCGATCTTCTTTAAGTCCGGCATGGCGGCACGGGCAAGCGCATCAAGAATCGCCTGGAACTCCCGCTCGTCGAACCGAACCTCTATTCCTGCCCCAGCCATCAATACCCCTCCCAATCAAGCCTGGGTCTCGCCGACACTTGTATGTTCCCCGACGGGGGTCGCGCGGTTTCGCCTTCCTGGGCGTATCCAGGGATCCGGAACTTGCCCTCCGCCACCTTCTCCAGGTAGCGGCGGGCCGCCTTGGCCTGCTCGACGACGGCGGTTCCGCCGGGATCGTCCTTCAGGACGCCGACGCCTACGATAAGGTTGGCGGCAGCGATGTCGATGCAGTATTTCTTGACGTTCGCGGGCGGGCCCGCGAGAGGCACCGGATACCCGCCCGAAAGCAGGTACCCGTCAATCTCGGCCCCGGCGTCGGCTATGGCCCTGTCCACTGCATCGGGATCCATGCGGCTCCAGGCGCTGATCTTGTCCTCGCCGTAGGCGGCTTGCAGGTCCGTGATGGTACAATACGCCATAGCTCAACTCCCTTGGCAATCAGAGCACATCCTTGATGCTGTAGATCAGCTCGGGGGCGACCACGAGCTCTGCCGTGTCGTGCGCGACCTGGACGTACTCACCGCCCAGCACGCCGCCATCTTCCTCGTCCCAGATGCGGACTACAAAGCCGTTGTTGTCAGCCTCTTGATAGTTGACTGACACGGTTTTACCCGCACAAGGTTCATCCCATACATCGCTGGCATACGCGAGCACAACGTTGTTACCCCAGATTCCGGAGAGGGTGACGGTCTTGGAGCTGTTTCGCTTGCCGAAGTCAGCCTTGCCCTTGGCAATTATGACGCGGTCGATCCGGAAGAGCTTGGAGAGGTTGGACTCGTCCACCTTCTTCACGAGGTTCGCCTCGCCGAGCTTGCTAATGAGCCGGGGGTGGAACTCAATGGCGTCGTAGACGGCCTCGGGGATCACCATCAGATTCGGTCGCATGAACAGGTTAGAGATGGCATCGATAATGGCCGCGTAGGGATCACCGCCTAAGGAGTCGGAGGCGTTAGCCCACTTGTTGGTCTTGGCCGTGCCGGTACCAGACAGTGTAGTCGACCGACCCGCGAGGGCGAGGATCGAATCGGCAATCCGCTTCTCCTGGGCCAGCTCCAGCTTGGCCGTTAGGAGTTCCACCTTGCGCTTCTCCCAAAGTCGGAACGGACCATCCATGAACTCAAGGTCAGCATAGTCGATAAAGCTTTTGAGGCCATGCGCAGCGGTGGCAAAGCTCACCATCTCGCCGGAGGCAGAAAATTCTGCCGCGCGGGCGCGCTCCCCGGACATGGTGGTGTCGGGAACTTTGAAGGCGGTCTCCGCGCTGAAGGTCGCGTACTTGCCGGAGGGCTTGCCCACCGGGATGCGCGGAAAGATGATGGGGCCGACCAGCCCCTCTCGCACTTTGGTTGAATAGTCACTCGCAAGATTGCTTAAGAGTGGACTGACATATCCTTTTTCTCTTCCCATAGTTACACCTTCTCCTTGGCCTACGCCGTAATGGTAACGCTACCGCGCTCCACGATCATGTCCACATACTCCCCGGCCGAGCCGGACTGGAGGAACGTGCCGCAGGTGGCGTATCTGCCTATTGCGGTGGGCACGTTAACAAAGGACCCTGAGGTATCGGACTTAAGGACCGCCTTCTTCCCAGCGGTTACAGATCCACCCGCCAATACCTTGACCACGCCATCAAGCTCGATGCCGACGGAGTCTCCGGCGGCCTTGGCCTCGTTGGCCTCAAAGGGGTACACCCCGATGTAATCGCCGGATCCGCCGGGCCCCGGAGCCTTGACCTGGTTCTCGGCCGTTCCTTGGACCACTCCGGTACCGGGGGCGATGGACGATTCAGCAACGTATGGTCTACGATTGCTCATTACTCTCCTCCTTCATCAAAAAGTTCGGGCTTCTCCGCGTACAGCGCGGCGGCCGCGTCGGCGAAGGTGGCCATCTTCTTTTCCGCCTGGAATGCCCTGATTTTGGCGGTGAGCGACGCACTTCCCGCTTGGGGGCTTCCGGCCCGCTTTTTGTCCGCCACATGCGTGCCGGTAAGATCGACCGTAGTGGAAAGCTCTCCGAAAAGCGCGCGCAATTCCTTGCGATCCTCGTCACCAAGCTTGACATCCAGCGCCACGGCGCGGTCTAACAGCGCCGGTGCAAGCTTGCCTTCGTCCCGCAGCTTCCCGAAGAACTCGGTCGCGTCGTTCTTTTTCCACGCGGACTTCAGCTCTTCGTTTTCCTTGCGGAAGGCGGCGAGCTGCTCGTTACTCCTCGCAAGCTCGGCCTGCAGTTTCTCAACATCACCCATAGCTTCCTCCTGTAGGTGTTGAGTTTCCTCTTGCCGTCCTACCGACGACAGGATGCTTAGTTCTTCGGCACTTACCTTGCGGGTGAAGGCCGCAATATGCTGTTTTTCATCGACCACACTCATCGCTCCGTCGCCCATAAGGCCGAAGAGACTCGGAAGCCGTGTAGTAGGGACGGCCGGAGTATCACGGCCCAGGAGCGCAACGGCACGGAGGTAAGGCGGTTGGTTGGGGTCAAGTTTGTCAAACTCATAAATCTCTGCGGATACGTAGCGGAGCTTTTTTTCTGCAAGGGCCTGCTTGACCTCCGAGGTAAACTCGGGTATATCCGCATACACCTTCCCTGATCCGTCCATGCGCAGACTCTTGACCCACCCATGGGCAAACTGCGCTTCGTTGGTGTCAGCGTAGAATCGGTGGCCAATCACCACCGGTGCTTCGATATTCTTGTCAGGATCGTAAGCATCGACCATCCGCTGCACCCGCTCCTTTGGCCAGTCGCCTTGGGGGTATTTTCCTGTCTTAAAAATCATGATCTCAGGCATAGACCCTCCTTGCTAGGGGAAAATGCAAAATTGATTCCCCAGACCAATTTAAAATTTGCCCTACAAGCCGTTTAAATGGCTTTAATTTTGCTTTAAATAAAAAAATGGTAAAATGATAAGGGAAGCCGTTTCTGGACGCTTCTATGGCCCGTTTTTGCGTTTTCATGCTTTCGCCTCCGAAACCGACTTAACCTTGAAAATCCGCTTACTTTCCAGCGTGCCTTCCGTCGCCGAGCGGCTGACGCCCCACGGATCGAAGGCCACGTGTCCAGCGCCGTCCCCGGCTACGAAGTGGCCTCCCGCCGTCGGGTGCTTGAAATAGAGAACTTCAATTTCTCCAGCCCCGCATAAACGGTCAGGTTTTTCATGAACCCCAGTATAGGAAGCATCCACGCCGAAGTACCGGAGGATCCTCTCGGGATTCAGAATGTAGCAGCTGGCCTTCATCCAGCCGTTGGCGACAAACACATTGTACAAGTCTCCCGTGATGAGTTCCGCCGACAGCGGCACGTTGGCCAGCTTGTTGGCGAGAAAGAGCAGGCTCATCAGGTAGCAGCCGTTCTTTTTAATCTCATCCCGCATGCGCGGGTCTCGTTGCAGGATCATGAGCGTCCTCCTTGACCGCCGCGCGAAGCGGCGCTATACTTATACGTGGCAGCCGTTGAGGCCCCGAATAAAGGCAGGGCCCGGGCGCGCAAGCGCTGGGGATGCAGCGGGTGTAATTCCCGTCCGACGGCTACCATATTTTTTTCCACCTCTCCCCTGCATACGAATCCTCGATAACCCCAAGCGTCACCAGGCGGAGTGCCGAAGCCTTGCTCTTCAATCGAAAGACGGAATAAACGTTGCGCCCGTCTCCATTGTCTTTCACGAAATGGAATTCGCGCCCGTTCGCCGAGTGGTCGGGCGTTTGGTTCTCGAATATTCGCTCCGGCTCTTGGAACAGCCGGTAAACGTCCTCGAATTGCTCTTTAGAGAGCCTTTGACGCTCGTTCTTATCAGCCGTCCCGTGGTACAAAGCCTTGTCGTCGGCCATCACTTTCGAGTCGTGGACCCCTTCCTTCATCAGCGCGTCCGCGCGAGAAGACTCAAGGTTTCCCACCTGGTACAGAATCCCCTGCGGCACGTAGTCCTTCTCGTTCATCCGGTCAAGGAGCGTCTTGAACTCCCCCTGCGTCAGGCGCGTCTGATCCATGTCGGCGCGGTAGCGGTCCACCACGTGGCGCAGGGCCGTACGACCATCGCTCATACGCATCCGGGAAAGCGCCTCGTACTTCGAGAAGTTCGGCGCAAAGGCCTCCCGTCCTGGGTTGTAGCGCCACTCCTCGGGTGTGAACTTGTCCCAATCCACCGCTCGGCCGTCCGGTCCCACGAGCGCCGGAGGTTTGCCGTCGGGACCAGATTCGAGGACCTCGATACCTTCGCGTTCTGCACCTGCTTCGCTCTGCGTCACCACGGAGCACTCACATCCCCAGCCGTCCGGCGGGTAGTGGCTATTCCAGAACGGGTCGTCGTAGCGGAACGCCTTGCCGTGCATGGCCACGTGGTCCTGCCTGCGATTCTTGCCGATGAGCTTTGAGTGCCACACCCAGATCGGGCGGCCCTCCGCTCCGCGCAATTGTTGCCGATAGCGCCCGGCGGAATAGGCGGTCCGCATGTTGACGTGGTAGATCAACTTGGTACGCCAGTTTATATAGTCCTTATCTTCCGGACCCTTATCTTGTCTGCCATACCAACCATGCCGCTCCATAATGCCTCGAAGGTTCTTGGCAAAGGTCTCATAGCTCTCGCCATTATCCTGAGCCTGGATAAGCGCTTGGAAGATATCCTCCAGCGCCCCGCCGTAGGTTGAATGCGCTACGGTGAAGGCGTGAGCATGCTCGCCCCATTTAAGGTCGTCCCAGTCCTCCGTCTCCACCACGGCTTTACGGGAAAGGTAGCGCCGGGCATCGGCGGCGGCGGGGAAACGGTCAGCCACGGCGGGCTCCTATTTGGCTTGCCGCATAGCGAGCGTTATCAAGCAGTTCCGCACCGCGCGTAAAATCCAAGCGGCCATACGCAGATACCAGAGCTTCAAGTGCATCTTCGTAAGTCGTCGCCGATCCCGCCGCATCGACAAGAGCGTTAATCTTTGCATCCATATCCTCCTGGGCCTTGCCCAGCAGCGTTTCTTCGTAATCACCCATCAGTGTGTCGTCCTTGGCCGCGGCCTTGTCTTCCTTGGAGGCGAACAGGGCCGCGAAGCGCTCGGCCAGGGTCTTGGGTTGCTTTGCGGGTAGCACCCCTATTGAGCGGACAGTATCATGGTGGCTATGACCAGGCCGTCCGCCGACCTGCGCCGCAAAGGCCTGCATGGCCTCGAAAAGATCGAAGTCGTCTTCGGGCATCCCGTACTCGCGGGCGATGTAGCTCTTCTTCGGCCGCCAGCCGATGGCGTAGAGCTTCATGTCGCGATCGGCGCGTTCGGGCTGGAGGTCTTCGTCCTTCACGAACGTGAATACCGGCGGCGTCACATCGGCACCGAAGTTGTAGAACGTGAAGACCGAAGCCAGCCGATTAAAGGCGGCCGCGATCCGGCGCCGGTCGGCGGCGGCCAGATCCTCGCGGACCATGTTGTGGGTCTTTGCCGCGGCATAGCTTCCCTTGTCGCCGATCTCGGTGGTCAAAGTCTGTCCAAGGATAGCCTTGGATATCTCGGCGTTCGCCATAGCAATGTACTCGGCATGCACATTTGACACACCGCCTTTGTTCGCCAAGGCCTCGATGGTGATGTCCGCGCCTTCGGGCGCTATGGCGACCGCGTCGGATATCATCTTCTCCAGGGCGCCAAGGAGCTCGGCCTTGTACTCTTCCCCGGCGTTGTTCGGGTACTTTCCGTACAGGAATGCGCCGCCGTACTTCTCCACGAACACGGTCCACCACCGGAAGCCATTCTTTTTGAACGTTACCGGCCAGAAGCATTTGGAGAACAACTTGTCCCCGTAGGGGTTGGCGTAGCTCGGGCGATGGCGAACGAGGAGGAAGCGGTTTTCCGGGATTTCTTCGATACCCATAGCACCGGTGCGGAATACCAGGCGGTTGTCCTGGTCGAACTCGAACCACTGTGGCGGCTTACCGACGATGCCACCAATACCCCAACGATCGCCATCCTGCTTCCAAAGCACCTCCAGCGGCGAATAGCCATAGGCGACTGCATTCATCATCTCTTCGATAATGAGCGGCACGTCCAGGGCGGAGAGCTGCTCGGCGAAGGCATCGGCCGCCTCCTGCTCGCGCTTGCCGTCTGCCCCGGCGGCTATGAACCACTCGGCTCCGGAGGCGGCCGAACAGCGGACGCTCCAGACGCTTTCCAGGTGGCTATCGGTCAAGAGCTCCTGCAGGGCAGTGATACCCTTGCCCATCTTCTTGAGGACCGGATCGGGGTCCGGAAGCGTGCGCATGAGGCGCACGAAATCGTTGGCGCGAGCTCGGGTGGCGAAATGGTCGCCGCCCGCAAGGTTCATCTCGGGCTGGTCGGCAAGCCCTTCCGAGACCTTGTCGGTCGTGAAGCCCGGCGCCCAGTTCTGGTAGTTCCGATGTTTGCGGCTCATTCATACCCCCGTAATACCCAAGCCGAGGAGCGCGGACGGCCCGTGGTGGGCATCCCCGCGCGGCGCTTGCGGGCGTACTCCTGGAGCTTGCGGACCACGCCCTCCAGGGCGTCAGGGCCGTCCTTGTATTCCCCGTCGGGAAATTGCAGGAGCTGGTCGATCAGCTCCTTCTGGTCCGGGTCGGCCTTGTGGAAACGGATCAGGCCGTTTTCGATGGGGGCGGAGAGCGTCCCCTCGATGCGAGTATCCTTGTGGATCGTGTTGGTCTCGGCGCGGCGCGGGATGTGGTACCCCTCCTTTTCCGCCTTGGCGTCCAGCACCTCGGCCAGAAGCGCCTGGCCGCCATTGTCCTCATAGAACATCCACGACGGATTGCAGGCGGCATAGATGAGGTACATGCCGTCTACCATCCGGGAAACGGACTCCTTGCGGATCCGTGCTTTAAGGACGTAGATAATACCGTCGTCGGTAATGCCCGCACAGACGGTCGCTTTGTAGCAGTGCTTCTCTTCATGTTTCACCGACGGGTCGGTCCAGCTGAACACGTAGGCAAACCGGACACCAACCAGCTCTTCCGGCTCGTAGTTTTTAATGCACTCTTCGCGGAATATCTTTTCATCCAGGGCCTGCGGGATCAGGAGGTATTCCTGCGCGTAGGCCGTGGAACCAATGGTCTTCTTGATCTTGGCCAGTCGGGATGCCGGGAAGGCTTCCTTCCAGGTCGGACGGCCGCGTTTTTCTGCGGGGAACTTGTACGTTCTTATTGGTCCCACGTCGTCGCTGCCCTTTTCCAAGACGCTGGCAACACATTGCGTATTGAGCGGTGTGGCAACGATAAAGGCCGAATAGGTTGCGGCAAGCGCAGGAATCAGATCCTGCATAATCCACTCGACAGTAGAAAGTACAAACTTGCGGCTCTTCGCACGCTGGCGGCTCTGGATATCGTCCAGGCGCACGTAGTCCGGACGAAACGGTCCATGCACAAAGCCCCGTGGATCCTGGCCAATGGAGATGGCCCGCACCAGCACACTCTTTCCGCCGGAGCCCGGCACCTCGGCAACGAAGCGCCCGAGGGCTGGCTTTTGGCCGCCTGGAATGAACTCGCCGAAGTCATTCTGCAGACGCTGGTTATACATTAACTCCAGGAGGATGCGGCCCGTGAAGGCGGCACTCTTCTCCTCGTTGTAGCTGGAGAAGATCATAAACGAGCGCTTGCCATAGGCAATCTCGTGGATTGGGTCCAGGAGCGTGAAAAAGGTCGACTTACCAGCACCGCGAAAGGCTTCCAGGAGTACCGGCTCGTTTTCAATGCTACGAATCTTGTCCCAGTCCTTATGTATCTTGGAATACTCGGCCGGGACATAGTCCGGAAAGTAGGTGCGGGCAAACTCAAGGACACTGCCCTCGCATCGTTTTACCCGCTCCTCCCTGGCCTTTTGGGAATTATCTAGGAACAGCGGACGAGAGAGGATCTCTTCTTTCAGCTCATTCCAGGCGTTTTCAAGCTGCTTTAAAGTCCTTATTTCCCGCATTAGAATAGCCCTTTACGGGTCGAATAATTGACCAGCTCTTGGTAAATGGGGTCCCAAAAAGGTTCCATCTTAGCCTTCATATCCGGCTGATTTTCTGCCAACCAGCTATTGGCAACCTTAATCAAATCAATAGCGACGCCGAGGTATTGACTGCGGGCGTCGATTTTTTGCATGACGGAAATGTGCTTGGCGATGGCATCGGCAATCTTCGGATCGGAGAGCAACTCGGGATTGGCCTTGATTTTTACAAGCCAAGCTTTGACACTCTCCGCATACATCGCAACCATCTCGCGGGGACTCATGTTGTAGATGCGGCGCTGGACGTCCCAGTCAAGAGCCTCGCCATTCTCGGCGGCCTCGGCCTTCCAGCGATAGACAGTTCCCTCGTTGACACCCAACTCCTTCGCAATAGCCGGGCAGGTCATGGATTGGCGCACATAGAGACGCTCAGCTTCGTCGCGCTTGTCGGGGAGGGCCACTATTTACCTCCCAAAAGTTTTGGCAAGAGAGCAACCGCGACGCCAATCAGAAAGGACAGCACGGCAATACCTCCAGAGGCATAGACGATTTTTTTAGATACTTCGTTCAGGGTCTTCTGCATCCCGGCGATCTGCTTTTCGGTCACCTCAATGCGGGCCGTCAAGGCCGATATGCGGAAGTTTATGGACTGGGCGTATTCTTCCTTAAGGTACGAGCGCAGGCTTTCTATGCCTTCGTCGAACTTGGTTTCTAAACGATCCATCCGTTCCGCCAGATTTTCGTAATTCGAGGCGATGGAGGCAAACTCTGCCGCACAATAAGGGTTCATAGGGCAGGGAGTCTGGGCGCTGTCCCGTGTTTGAGGTATGGTTGGTTGGACGGCCTGCGCCGATCTTCTCGCTGCCACTATTCCCCCTTGTAAAACTCGATGATGACTTCCAGCCGCGCGCAATATTCCCGCAGGGCTATCACGTTTCGCTCCAGCGCCCGGTAGTCGTCGTAGGACAGCCACAGGCCGCCGTCTCGGTCCTCGAAGGAAACGCTCTCCATGTCCGGCGCCTTCGGCATGGGCGGCACCAGGGCCGCCTCTACCTTTTCAAGCTCCGCGTCAGGAGCGCTTTTTACCGTCGCGCACGCCGAAAAGGCCATTAGCGCGACCAGCAAGATCGGAATCAGCCGTAGCGGCCAGGTCTTTCCGTTTTTCATCCGCTTCCTCCTCCGCCTTGAGATTTCCGTCCAAGGCTTTCTGCAGGCGCTCGGCCCGCTGCTCGACTTCCCAGAAGGCGTCGTGGAGGCGCTTGGCCTCCGCCTCGGCCTTTGCAGCCCGCTTCGCCTGGGCTTTGGCCACGAGCACCGACACGGCGCAAGCAGCGGCGAGGACCAGGACGAGCACCAGGAGCGCCTGGATCATCGGTTTTCCTTCTTGCCGAAGATGTTCTCCAGCCACAGGGATACGTCCACGGTGGCAAAGATGCCGACCACGAACGCGGCGGTCTTGAGTACGTCGTCGATGGGGAGTCCGGGGGCGATGGTCGCCTTGGCGGCGAGCCCGCCGATAGCCAGGGCCGAAGCGAACAGCTTCGCCCCGAGGGACAGGGTTTTGCCTTTCAGTTCCATGATTGATCTCCTTCAGAAGGCCGACCTACCGCGTAATTGATCTGGCGGAGGAAGTCGAGAAGCGTAGGCTGTTCATCTTCCCGGTGCAGTTCCTCATGGATACGCCGGAGCATGGCCATGATTGGATTCTTCCGACGGGGCTTTGCGCGCTTGTTCATCGATTGCCTCCCGCGCCGTTGTTTAAAAGGTGGCGGGAGGAAGGAAAGGAGCTAGAACCATCCTCCCGCCGAGGATACAAGAAGGAGGTTATAGCAACGTGATGATGAGTATCAAACAAAGTTTTTGATTTTTTTTATTGCATTAAGTATTTGAATAAAACATCTCACCAGAAGAATAAAAAAGCCCTCCCGGCTGGGAGGGCTTAAAGGTCTACGCGCCGACGGCTCGGCGCTCCATATCGATATGCTCCAGGTATTCCTCCATCCGT